CTGATTCGGCCGCTGCAAAGCATTTCGAGTTCGGTGAGTACGCCACCCTCGAGATCACGATCGCCAAAGACCTGACGTTTTCCGGCCGGATTCTCCCGGTCTGAGTAGCCACCCGCCACACCCGCCCGAGCTGGACAAGGCCCGCTGGGGCCGCGAGGTGCCCTTGTCGGCCCGGGCCCTGGCCGCGCTGCATGCGGTGGCCCCCGAGGGCGGGGGGATGATCTTCGGCGAGCACCCCTACCACGAGGGGTGGCTGCGGCCCGCCGCCGCTCGCGCCGGGCTGCCGCTCGAGCGCGCCCGGAGGGTGGTCCCCTCCGCGTGCAGGCGACACGCATGGGTATCCCGGTTGGCTCCCTCTCCGACGAGAGGGACGAATTATGGGGGTACGTCGATTTTTGCCGTACCCCTTTTTTTATCCTGCGCGCGCGCGCTACCCCCTTTCGTATCGAAGGAGATCGCAGCATGACCCCCAAAGAGATCCGCCTCACCGCCGGCCTGAGCATCGAGCGCGCCGCCGTCGCTGCTGGCGTCACCAGCCCCACCATCCGGCTCTTCGAGGCCGACCCCAGCGCCGCACCCCGCGCCCGCGCCAAGCTCGAAACCTTCTACGCCAACCTCGCCGCTAAGGTCGCCCCCGCCAGCCCGCGCCGCCCCCACCCCCGCCGCCGCCCGTGAGGGTGCGCGACCTGTGGTGGGTGGTGCGGGGCTGAAAAGGCGAAGCCCCCGAGCAGTCCGCTCGGGGGCCTCCTGCAGACTACGTGCGGTCAGCCACCGCCCTCTGGATAACTGGTGTCGTGGAGGTGGTAGAGCCAACTCGACACACGAGTTTCACCCATTGCGTCAAGCGCATCAGCAAGCGGCATCAACGGGTGAGCGATCCAGTTGTGAAAGAGGCAGAGCGCCCACCAGCGCGGGGTACGACAATGTTGGTTCATGGCCCCACATTACCACTCCACGGCGAGGGGTCAGGGTCTCACGGCCATCGGAATCTGCTCTTTGCAATGCCAGCAGACGACGTAGCGATACATCGGGTGTCCGTTGTGCCAAAAGTATTCGACCTGATCGTCTTCGTACGCAGTGCTTTCGCCACATTCCGGGCACTCGACATCCTCGCGACGATCCGGCCCGAGAGGAGGAAGGGGACGGTCCCGATTGGTGAAACTCATGCCTTGGCAGCCTCTCCATCCCCCAACCCTACCACGCCCGCCACCACGCCACCGCGTGCTCGAGCAGGGCGGCCGCGGGGCTGTCGGCCTCGCCGGCCTCGGGGACAGCGAGGGCCAGGACCGCGAGCAGGGCGAGGATCATCGAGAGGCCGCTGGCTGCATCTGCCGGAGGATGTCCCTCGCCGCGTAGGGGTCGCTCGAGACGGGCTGCGACCGCGCCAGCGCCTCGACGGCGACGGCAAGGCGCTCCAGCTCGGGCAGCTGGCGCCGGGCCTCGTCCTCGGCCGCGTCGAGGCAGGCCGCGTCGGCCGCGGTGCACTGGTCGGCTGCGGCCAGCGCCCCCTGCGCCAGCCCCAGCGCTGTCCGGAGGGCCGCCAGCGTGCCCTGGCAGCTGGCCTGGTCGCCGGGGGCCGGCAGGGCGGTGCAGGCGGTGGCGCCGATCGGGGCGAGGGTCTTGCCCACCACGGCCAGGGCCCGCAGCCGCGACACCGCCGACGCGGGGGCCGGGGCGGCCGAGCTGCTCGCCGCTGGCGGCGCCCCCGGCGCCCGGGCCAGCAGCGGGAGCAGGCGCCGCGCCTCGTCGAGGGCGCTGGTGAGGCATGCCGCCTCGCCCGAGGCCCGGCAGGTCTCGCCGGTGCGCACCACGCCCCCGGCCACCCGCAGGGCGTCGTCGAGGGGGTCGAGGTCCGCCTGGCACTGCTGGCGCTCGCCCTCCCCGGGCAGGGCCTCGCAGGCCAGGCGGGCCAGGGGCAGGGTGAGCTGGGCGGCGGCGACGGCGGCCCCGAGCTGGGCGAGCTCGTCGCCGGGGGCGGGCGGGGCGTTGCCCTGCCGGCAGGCCCCCGAGAAGAGCGCGGCGGCGGCCAGGGCGAAGACAGCGGCGATGGCGGCGAGGATGTTGGCGCGGTTCATTTCTTGTCTCCGGTGAGGCGAGCGACGAGGGCCGCGGTGAGCGCAGCCACGGTGAAGCCGACGCCCGCGGCGGTGTCGCCGCCGATGGGCTCGGCGGGGGGCGGCGGGGGCTCGTAGGTGACGAGCACCTCGGTTTTGAGCTGCGCGGCGTTGAGCTGCGCGTTGCGGAGGATGGCGGCCGCGTAGTTGTGCACGCGCTCCTCTTGGGTCTTGCCGAAGCCCTCGAAGTAGTAGCTTTTGCGCATCGCCCACGCGATCTCGCCCGCGTCGGCCGAGGGCAGCGCAGCAGCGATCAAGGGGCGTTTTACCGTCATCAGCTCGACGAACCGGCGCACCCCCGCGGCCTCCGAAGGCTTCGCCTCGAAACACCCGAGGTAGCTCACGCTGGCGCCGGTGCTGGTGGGGCTGGTGTCGCGAGCGGGGATGCACGACTCGGGGCACTTGCCGGTCTTGTCGGCCACCACCCCGCACTGGATGGCGCCGAAATTGTTGGCGCCGATGAAGGGCTTACACCCGCTGAAACAGGTCTCGTGGCGCGAGACGGCCATCAGCGCTTGCACGACCTGCGGGGTGCAGTAGCCCTCGCCCTTGGCGGCCACGCACGCCTCGCGGAACAGGGGCAGCATTTTACCTGCGTCGATCATCGGGTCTCCCTCCGGGGCCGCGAGAGGACGGCCTCGAGCACGCGGTCCATTTTCCCGTCCAGCCCATCGAGCTTCTTGCTGACGTAGTCGTGGGCTTCGTCGAGTCGGGCCAGCGTTACGTCGTGCGTGGCTCCCTTGTTTTCGAGCGCGGAGAGGCGTTCGCTGACGCGCTCGCGGTCCTCGTCGGCGGCTTTTTGCGAGCGCATACGTGCTTCCTTTTCGGCCTCGGCTTGCTGCTGCTGGGCTCGTGAGTAGAGAGCCGCACCCGCTGCTGCGAGCGAGGCGATTAGCGAGGCCGTGGCGGTGATGATGCTGGGATCAGCTGAGGCCATCAGACCTTGCCTCCGAGGACTTCCGCAGAAGCAGACTCCAGCTCTGCCACCACGCGCTCAAACGACTTCCGCAGCTCTTTTGGCGGGACTTTGCTGTCATCGTCGCCGGGCTTGACCTCGACGGCGCGCACGTCCTCAGCGCCGTCTGCATACCCCCTCTCCACGACAGTCGACGGCCAGGCGGCGAGCGCGACGACGATCGCCGCAGCCTCGTCAGCGGTCCATTGCCCGGAGGCCACCACGTACTCTGATTTTAGGTCTTCTCCCGGGACGAATCGCACCAGGTCGGGGCTGATTTTATCGAGCGCCGCCTCAATCTGCGGAGCCTCGGCGGCCAGCGCGACCAGGTGCAAACGGGTGTCGAATTTCATGCGAGGCTCGCTGCCAGGTAGGACTGAAGTGAGGTGAGATCGGCACCCGCGAGCGCCGACGAGGCCAGCACGATTTTTCCGAACTCGATGGCCGCAGGTCCGGTCGCATCGCTCCTGTTTCCAAGGCAGGCGGTGCCCAGGTGGGGGCCCACGGCGCTGGTGATGGCCACTGTTTGCGCGACGCCATCCAACCAGCAGCTGTAGTTGCCGGGGGTCGACGGGCCGCCGCCGTTGTAGACGATCACCAGGCTATGGGGCGCGGTGTCGAGCGTGACGTTGATCCCCACGCCCCCCACGGCACCGCTGAAATCAAACGCCCAGGTGATGCGCTTGTAGGCACCGTTGTCCGTGACCAGCAGGCGCGAGGTGCTGGTGGTGCCGTTGCCCAGGTCGAGGATCTCGTCGTACTCCCCGACAGGGACCGAGGTCAGACGGAAGGTCAAGGCCCACGTCTGGGCGCCGGTGAGCACGAACGTGGCCGCGGGGGCCAGCGCGTCGTCGACGTCGTCGGCGCGGATCGCCGAATGGCCGGCGCCCAGGCTGTTCTGCTGCCAGGTAAACCGCCGGTTGCTGGCGGCTTGGATGAAGTGCCTGGCGTTGGTGCTCTTGTCGGTGGCGCGCCCCACCGGGTTCCCGCTGAGGGTGACAGCGCCGGTGCCGTTGCTGTTCTGCCAGATCGAGGCTGCGGTGTCGTCGGCGTCGAGAAACAGCGCCAGCGCCGCGCCGAGGCTGTTCGGGGTCCAGGAACCGGACGCGGCGGCGCCCGCGAGCAGCCCCTGCCGGCGCCGGCTGCGGTTGCGGCGGGAGATCGTTCTCACGGGCCGCCCATGCCTTCCTTGGGCGAGGCGGCGAAGATCCTCACCCGGCCGGTGCCGCTCGTGGTCTTCCAGGCCAGGTAGCCCAGCGGCGCCCCGTTGCCCCCCACGAAGAACGTGCGCTCTTCGCCGGCAGGGATGACCGCGCAGCTGTTGGCGTGGGGCACGCCGGCTTCGCCGTTGGCGGTGCTGTCGATGGTGTCGCTGCTGCGGGCGATCATGGCGACCATCAGGTCGGCCCCGGAGACCTGGATGGTGAGCATCCGGCCGCGCCAGTAGCGCTGGACGGTGCCCACCTTCGCGTCGAGGTCCAGGTCGGCCTGGGTCGTCGAGGTATCGACGGCGTAGACCTCACCGCGCTTGGGCGGGCTCAGCGTGGCAAAAAGCTCTTCGATGCGGCTGCTCATGGGCTCAAGGCTCCTTCCATCTGCTCGCTCTTGCCGGCGAGGGCGGCGGTCTTCATCGGGCGGGCGGGGGGCTGCGGCGCGGCCGGCGGGGCCACGGCCCCCGGCTGCGGGCCACCCGCAGCGCCAGCGAGCGCGGCCTGCACGGCGGCGCCGGTGGCGGGGTTGTGGGCGGCCGTCGCAGGCAGGTCGAGCAGGTACGAGAGCTTCCTGCGCTCGTCGGTCGTAAGGGGCTGCTCGCGGCCAGCGATGGCCGTCTGCACCTCGCCCTGGATCTGCGCGAAGAGGCGCGGGTAGACGGCCTTGAGCGCCTCGACCGCCTCGCGGCTGGCGACGCCCTGGCGGATCTGCTCCATGACCTCGAGCGGCTTGTCGACCGCCCGGGCGTACCGCAGCCAGCGGGCCTGGTCGGCGTCGCTGGGCATCCGGGCCGGGTCGCGGGGATCGACGGTCTTCACCTGCGCCCGGACGGGCATCTTGCCGGCCAGGAACGCCGCCCCGCGGTCGACGGCGGCGGTCACCCCCGGAGGCAGCGGCGAAGCCTGGGGGGCCGCGGCGCGGGCGGCCTGGTAGCTCTGCAGTTGGTCGCGCCGCTCGGTGAATTCAGCCGACCGGGTCGCCGCCTCCCGCACGCCGCCCCGGGCCGCGGCCGCGCTCTTGTCGGCCGCCTTGCTCGCGGCCTCGACCAGGTCGGCGCCGGCCTTGGTCGCCCCCTCCTTGCCCTGCGCGGCGGCTTCCTTGGCGGCGCCGAGCACCTTGCCCCCGACCTCCTTGCCCTGCGTCAGCAGCGCCCGGGCCCTGCCCCCGATCTGCGCGTCGACCCCGGCGATCATGCGGTCGATGGCCCCGGGCTGTAGCAGCGCTTGCCCCAGGGCCTGCGAGCCATAGCGGCGAGAGAGGTTCTTGGCGGCCATGCCGGCGAGGGCCATGGGGATACCCAGCGGCCCGCCGGCGATGGCGGCCATGCCGACGCCCGCGGCGTATTCCCCCATCCCGAAGGCGTTGTTTCTCAGCTCCGACGAGGCCCCCTTTTCGGTCGCGTCGCGAAAGAGGCGAGCCACCCGATATTCGTCGTTGGCTGCGCGCCAGACCTTCTCGAATCCTGGGCCCATCCTCTCGGCGCTCTCGGTGCCCATCGTCACGAGCTTCCGATCCAGGCCGAAATAGAGGTCTTTCTTCAATTCATTGGCGACGTTCTCGGTGCCGGCGCGCCAGTCGATTCGGTTTCCAAGCGTGTGTTTGGTCTCCCAGACCATGCGCGGGTCGCCGCTGGCGCTATGGAGTTTGTCGTACCAGCCGTCGACCTCTTTGACGGCCCTTTCGAGGTCCGGGTCGATCTTCCCTTCAAGCTTCTGCACCACCCCGGCGCGCTGCTCGCGGATAAAGGCGCGCATGTCCGTTCTGACGCCCGCAGCGTGCATCTGATCGACGAGCTTGCCGACCTCGGCGCCGTCCTTCTCGAGCTGCATCTTCGCGTGCTCGGCCATCTCGGTGCGGGTGCGGAGCTTGCCGGTGGTCTGGTCCATCCCGGCCTCGAGCCCCTTGCGCACGAAGCGGTCTTCCGCGTCGGCCCCCATCGCCCGCAGTTCTTCGATCTGCTTCAGGTTGGCGCCGGTGCTCTTGATGACCCGCTCGCGCCCCAGGCTGTCGAGCGCGCCCGAGCGCTCGAGCTTCTGCACCCCGCCCTCGACGGCGGCCTTGCCCCGCTCGACCAGCGGCGAGGCCGCCTCGAGCGCCTGCGCCCCGAGGTCGCGCCCCTTCTCGACGAGGGCCCGGCCCGCGCCCGCAGCGGCGTCCGCCGCGGCCCCGGCCACCGCCCGCCCCCCGGACATCGCCACCGAGCCGGCGCCCCCCAGGGCGGCGCCCATCAGGGCCCCGTGCCCCATGGCGGCCAGAAGCTTGTCGCCGTCGATGTCGCGCTGCTCGAGCGCCGCCTGGCTGATCTCGCGCCCACCCTCGAAGAGGCCGAACTCGGCCGCCCCCCGGGCTGCGGCGCCCACCGCCCGGGCCCCGGCGGCGCCGAGGGCGCTGCCCCCCGCGTTGAAGGCTACGCCCCCCAGCCGCGACCCGAGGGCCCCGGCGGCCTCGCCCACGGCGCCCACCGCCCGCACCGGAGCCCCGATGGCCCGGGCAGCACCCCCCAGGGCCCCGCCGCCGAGCAGGAAGGGGGCCACGGCCCCGCCGAGCTCCGTCGCCGTGGTCAGGGTCGGGTTGGCCCGCTGGAGCCCTTGCAGCTCGGGGGCGAGGGTCGGGTCGATCCGGGTCAGGGCCTGATCGCTGAGCCCCAGCGTCGCCCCGCGCAGGAAGCCAGCGCTGGCGGCACGGGCGGTCTGGAGGGGCGTCGAGTAGAAGCGCTTGTCCTCGTCGGCGGCGACCGCGCCAGAAGGTGCGGCGTCCGCGTCAAATGCCCGAATGGCGGCGTCGGCTTGCGTCGAAGGCAGGTAGCCGAGCTTGCCGTTTTGATAGACCGGAATGCCCTGGCCAGGGTTCACCTGGTACTGGTCGGGGGCAATGCTGTAGCTGCCGCCGCGGATGTATTCCGTCAACTCCGAAGAGTCGACGGTCCATCGCTTGCCTTGCCCGTCCTCGACAACAACCGGGTCTGGCGGCGGCGCCTCTTCGAGTGGGGCCTCCTGGGTAGCTTCGCCTTCGGCCATAACTTCGACACCTTGCGGGGCGTGGCTCCGATCTGCTGGGCCTTGCCCCGTTGCAGGTTGTCGATGTAGCCGAGCGCTGCGTCGACGGTCTCGGCGCTACCCCCGCCGTCGATAATGCTGGTGAGCATATCCCTGAAGGCATCCTCGTTGTCTTTGGTCATGGCGCCGTTGCCCGTCGCGACGTTGACCGCGGCGCCGATCGTGTAGGAGTGGAGGCGCAACTTTTTGTTGCGGATCGCCGTGTCCTTGATCGTGAGAATTTCCTTGAGCGCGCGAGTCTCTTTGCCCACGGCCGACAGTGAAGCACCTTGCTTACGCACCTCGGTCATCTCGCCGTCGGGAGTGCCAGGTCGGGCGATGTATTCGGTCGGCTTTCCGGTGGTCGGATCGACCATCGCAAAAGTGCGAGCCCCAGCCTTTTCTTCGCCCTTTTCGGCCCGCTCTTCGACTTTGAGCCCCGCCTCACCGCGCTTGATGCTGCGATCTTCGCTTACCCCACTGCGCTGCACGCGATCCCTGAGCTGTTGCTCGCGAAGCTTAGACGCATCGCCCCCGCCGCCCGTCGTGTGAGCGGGGATGAAGGCGCTGGTCAGGCTCTGCGACGACGCGAGATCCTTCGCAATCCCCAGGCGCTCACGGGCCGCGGCCAGCTGCTGCTGGGCCTGCTGGTATTCGGCGCCGAGGTAGCGCACCTGCTCGCGTGCCCGGGTGACCATGACCGGCTCATCGGGCTGCGGCGCTGCGATTTGCTCGGGGGTAACAGCGTGTCCCATGGCCCGAAACCTGTCGGCAACCTTGTTGGCCATGCGCAGGAACGGGTCGGTGATGACGGTGCTTTCTGGCACCTGCTCCATGACCGTTTCACGAACGATGGGGTTTGCCTTGCGGAGCGCGATGTCTTTGAGGGTGTCGTCGACCTGGCGCATGGCCGCGTTGCGGGCCACCTCGCGCACCTTGGTCTCGTCGCCGTAGCGCTCGCGGGCCCGGCGCCGAGCGTCGCCCAAGAGCCCCAGGTTGGCCTTCTTGGCGTTGAGGTCGGCCTCGATCGCTCGGTTCAGCCCCGCGGCCAGGTCGCCGGGCTCGCGGCCGGCGATGGCGGCGCCGATGCCCGAGAGGGCCATCGCCGCCATCATCGCGACCTTGTAGCCGGTGCTTTTGTCGTTCCAGAAGCTGTTGGGGTCGGCGAGCTCGCGGCGCTGGCGGTCGAGCGAGTCCTCGAACTCCCGATCCTCCTTGGCCGCCTTCTCGTCGGCTTCCTTCTGGATGGCATCGTGCTCGGCCAGCTTGGCCCCTCGGCCGGCCTCGGCTTGACGCGCTTCCTCGTCGCGCTCGGCCTGGTAGCGGGCCACCTCGGCGCCGGATTTGGTGGCGGCGTCCTGGGCGTCGATGAACCCGGCGATGGCCGCAGGGTCGACCTGCTTGCCCTCGATCGTCCGCTGCTTGTCGAGCCACGCCGCGTCGTGCCGGACGATGGGAGATCCGATCTTGGCACGCCGATAGCGCTCATCTTCCGCGTCCCGCAGGTCTTGCTCGTCTTGCTCTGCCTGGGTCAACCGACGAGGGGCCTGTTGAGTCTCCGCAGGACTCCCGCTTTGCCCCCTCGCAGCTCTGCTACCGGGTGCGTTGGGGGGAAGCGAGCGCCCTGCCGTAGGCGTCGCTCCTGCATCGGGGGCCGCCGCGGGCGAGGGCGGGGGCGCCTGTGAGACCAGCGCTTCCCGCGGCGGGGCCCGGGACATGCCACCAGCAGGGACATCGGAGACCGCGGGCGGCGCGGCCGCCGGGGCGTCGCTCCACATCATCGACGGCTTGCGCCCGTCGCCGGGGCCACCGCCCGCGCCGTTGTCGGCCAGGGCATCGGGGGACATGGCCCCGCGGCGGGCCGGGATGGCGGCCGCCAGCCCCGGGTCGAGGGCGGGCGGGATGTCGAGGCCGGCGCCACCCTGGCGCAGGTAGACGGCCGCCGGGTCGCGCCCCGCAGCCCGCTCGCTCTGCGCGGCGGCGCCGAGGGCCGACTCCAGCGGGGGCAGGTTGAAGCGGCCGCCCTGGCCGTCGTCGAAGGCCAGGCTGTCGCCGTCCCAGCCGAGGAAGCTCCGGGGGGGCATAACTTCCCACCCCCCGCGCCGGCCGTGGCCCCGTAGACCTTGCCCCCGGCTTCCATCATGTTGCCCCCGAGCTTCATCCAGCGGTCCTTGTCGGCCTGCTGCTGGGCGGTAAGGCGGTCGCGGGCGCCCATCTTGGCTTCCTCGAACCACTGCTCGGCGGCGCGGCTGTCCTGGTCGCGCTGGATCGACGCCCCGAGCTGCGTTTGGTCGACGCCCATGCGGGCGCCGAGGGCGCCGGCCGCCCTCTGCTCGCTCATGCCGCGGGCGGTGAAGTCGCCGCCCCGGATGTCGCCCAGCACGCCGCGCTGTGCGTCCGTGGCGGCCAGCTGCTGGCGCGCCGTCTGCTCGCTGATCTGTTGGTTGACCTGCCCCTGCATGGTCGCCCCGAGCGCGGCCGAGCCCCGCTGGGCCACCAGTTGGTTCGCAGCGCCGCCACGAACGTTCGCCGCGGCGGCGGTCTGCTGGGCCTGGGCGGCCCCGAGCATCCCGCGGGCCTGCTGGGCGGCGAGGTTCGGGCCGCGGCCGGCGGCCATCTCCTGGTAGCCGCCGAGAAGGTCGAGCTGCTGTGCGCGCGCTGCGTCCGCCTGGCCCATCTGCCGGTCGGCGGCTCCGAGGGCGCCGGCATCGCGCTTGGCCAGACTGCTGCGCCAGTCGCGCAGAGCGTCGGGGCTGCCGCCGTATTCGTAGGCCCCGGCGTTCTGGTGCAGCGCCTGGGCCTGGTAGGGCTTGTCGACCTTCTTCTTGGACCCGTAGTAGGACGCTGCGGCGCCAGCGAGTGCGATGGCGGCGGGGATGGCGAGCATGGCCATGGGTAACCTCGTGTTTCCCTTCGGGAGCTTGTTGAGACCGGGCTTGCCGCCCGCGAGCAGCGCGAGCTCGTGGTAGGAGAAACCGGTGGGGTTCTCGGTGACGGCGACCGCGGGCTCGGTGTCGGTGATCCTGAGCTTCACGGTCGAGCAGACTTGCTCCTTCACGCCCACGAGCAGCGGCTGCCTGGGGGCGGTGATGAGCGAATTCATCTGGCTCACCGTCCAGGTCTCGGTCTGCACCGCCAGCGAGTCATCGCCGTCGACGAAGAAGCGCAGCTCGAGCCCGTAGGCGCTGTTCTTCTCGAGCTGCAGGTGCACCCACCAGAGGCGCTGGTAGCCACCGACGGCGCCGAGGTGGATCCAGGGCGTCTCGATCGTGGCGGTCACCCAGGTCGGCAGCGTCGGCCCCGGGTCGAAGCCGGGGTTGTCCCCGTAGCTCTCGCACCAGACGCCGTAGAGCGTCGGAGACTCGGCGGCGAGCACATGGCGCCCCTGCCACAGGCAGTGAGCCCGAGCGGTGAGGGCGAGGTCATCCGACCAGCTCCAGGAGGTCCAGGCCTGGTGGCGATAATCCCAGCAGAGCACGATGGTCCGTCCGGCCCCGTTCGCACAGAGCCACAGCACCCGCATCCTTTCCTCGTCGAGGACGGAGCCGAGAATCGTCGGGTAGTCGGCCAGGTGATCCTGGGCCGAGTCCCCCAGCGGCAGCACGTCGCCGCCGAGCGTCAGGAGGCGCAGGCCATCCTTGCTCTGGAAGGCGACGCCGTCGCGGTAGGAGATGACCGAGCGAGCGTCGACGCAGCCCCACGACGTCTGCACCGCGTCGGGCGCGGGGTAGGCCGGGGCGCCGGTGTCGCCCGGGCCGGGGTTGACCGGGAGCAGGTAGATCCGGCTGCCCGTAAAGATCGCGAGCGAGGCCCCGAGGGCTTCGCAGGCGACCGGGTCGTCGGGCGAGTCGTCGAGGGTGATGCGCAGCAGCGCCGAGAAGGCCGGGGCCTCGCCCTGCACGATGTATTTCGAGAACCAGATCTCGCGCTTCTCGGCCGAGACCAGCCACACCCGTCCGCCGTGCACGCAGAGGTGGCGCGAGGGCGGGGGCGTGTCGTTGTCGACCGCGCCGCCGTCGGTGTAGAGCTGCCCGCGTGCGGCGGCGATCAGGGTGAGGTCGGGCTCGCTGTCGACGATTTGCACCCACGGCAGCGACGAGACGTTGACGTCGCCGTTGTAGGCGACCTGGTAGTGGTTGTCGTCCGAGGCGTCGGTCGGGGTCGTGCGGTAGACCTTGAGGCGGATCGAGCGCAGGTCGCCCGTCCACAGGTCGGTGCGCCGGGTGAGCCCCGTTGTCGTGATCGTGAGGGTCACCGCGGCGTGGGTGAAGCCTCCGGAGGTGCCGATCGAGACGGTGTAGGGGGCCGAGCGGCGCGAGCGGTGCAGGTTGCCCGCAGCGTCGCGCCACTCCCAGATCGCGTAGTAGACGTAGTCGACCGTCCCGACCGCGGCGCCCTCCACGCCCGAGGGGCCGAAGAGCAGCGATTCGTTGATGATCTGGGGCGGCTGGACGAACCCGATCTCGCTCGTGCACTGGCCGTCGTACTGCGTCGAGATCGCCGAGGTCTGGTGCAGCAGCCCCGTCGCCTCCGTCGAGCGCCAGAGGCCGGCGCCGGGGATGGTCGAGTCGAGCTCGACGACGTCGCCCCAGGAGCCCGCCCCGTCGCTCGCGGCCCGGTCTTTCAGCACCATGATCGGCAGCAGCGCCTTGGCGTCGCTGTCGGCCAGGGGCACCAGGGGCAGCATCCCACCGGCCCCGCCCGCGTCGAGGCCCCGGCCGTCGAGGGGGGCCAGGAGCCCCTCCATCGCCGGCGGGCGGCTGCCGTCCCACTGGTCGGGGTGCCGCGAGAGGCAGACCAGGGCGATGCCGAACAGCCGCTGCACGCTCGGGTTGACCGTAGCGTAGTAGTCGGCGACGGCGACGTAGCAGGCACCGTCGAGCACGAAGCCCGCGCACTGGAGCGCCGTGTAGTACATCGACACGGCAGGCCCGAGGCTGACGCCTGCGGCGGTGAAGCCCCGCAGCCGCGTCAGGCCTTCGGCGTCGCCGGTGATCGCGACATCCTCGCGCGTCCAGGCCACGAAGGTGCGGAAGGTCGCGGGCTCGACGACGACGGCGCAGCTGCGGGGCGTCGTTCCGAGCGTGGCGGCCGCCTCGACCTCCCAGTCGGCGACGGCGGTAACGAGGGTGGTCTCCGTGTATTTTTTGCAGCGCAGGTCGCCCGCGTTGTCGTGGAAGACCATCGACAGGAAGGCGTACCCGGGCAGGTAGCCGAGCCCCACCAGCAGCCCGCCGCGCCCGAACTCGCTGGTAAACGCGCTGGTGGCGCCGGTCGCGGTCGTGACCCGCTTGACCTGGATGTCAGCACCCACGACGGCCGCGACGGCAAAGAACCCGGCGGCCGTCGGCACCGCGTCCCAGTGGATGGCGGTGCCCCCCAGCGCGGCCACGGTGCGGGTCGAGCCGACGGTGAAGTTTGCGGGGTCGTAGGTGCCGAACCGGAGTGAGCCGGCGCCGGTGATCCAGACGAAGACGAAGAGCCCCGACTCGACGAAGAGCCGGGCCCTCGCGACGCCCGAGAGCAGCTTGCTGTCGGCCAGGATTACGGTGCCGCTGTCGGTGTCGACCACCCGCAGGTATTGGTCGCCGTCGGCGTTGTAGAGGTAGGCCTCGACGGTCCCGATGCGGGCCACCTGGGGCAGCGTCACCGACAGATCGGCGCCGGAGCGGACGGCGGGGTAGCGGCGCACGGCCAGACGCGGCACCGGGCATCGGGCGATCCAGGCGCCAGGGCCCGAAGCCCAGGAGTAGAGGTAGTGCCCCGGGTCGGCGACGCTCGAGGTGCCCCCCGCCGGGAAGACCATGACCAGCTCGTTGCCCCGCACATCGACGTGCTTGACCCCGTCCGAGAAGGTCTCGTTGCCCCCCAGCGCCCCGTACCCGTGGCGCTTCTCGACCTGCCCGAATTTCGAAAAGACGCAGTTGTCGATCTGGTGGAACCCCGACGGCAGGTATTTCCCCTGCTCTTCGGTGAGGCCACCGCTCGGCGGGATGGCGATGGGGGGCAGCTGGGTGAGGGCCATCAGCGCCACACCAGAAGGTCAATTTTGCAAGCCGCTGAGGCGATGAACTGCATCTCGGTGGCGGTGGTGAACCCCGGGTTTTCGGTCACCGCGGCGGCGGCCGTGCCGTAGGTGCGGAGCACGAGCCATCCGGTGGGGGCGCCGGCCAGGCCGTGGCGGACCTTGGTGAGAGAGGTCGCGATGGCGAGCCCCCGCAGCACCTGGAACGAGCCAGGCACCGGCAGGTGAGGGAGCGCCAGGACGGCGTTGAGCTTGTCGCGCCAGAGGCGCAACAGCTTCTGCCACCCAGCGGCGTCGGGCTCGGCTTGCGGCAGCGTCACACCGGCCACGGCCACCACTCCTCGGCGCCGTCGCCATCGAAGGTGCCCTGGCGCCGCTGGCGGCTGAGCAGGTCGGTGGCGTCGCGGCGGCGGTTGGCGATGTGGGCCGGCTGGGCCTCGTCGCGGTCGCCCGCGAGCTTGGCGATCCTCGCCGCCTGCTCGGCTTTCTTGCTCAGGTAAAACGAGGGGTCGCGCTCCTGCATCGCGGCCAGCTCGGCGACGCAGTGGGCCACCACGAAGGTCTCCCAGCCGTTGATTCCGTCGTAGTAGACGTCGGTGGGGCTGACCTGCACGACGTGCATGCAGACCGGCAGGTAGACCAGCTTGACGCTAAAAACCTTGGTGGGCGTGGGGTAGAACCGAATCCGCGCCTGGGGGACCGTGGCGGCGTAGTCAGCCTGCTGCCCCGTCGTCGAGTAGGCCAGGTGGGCGACGGCGTCGCCGCGGCTGTTCAGCTTGGTCCACAGGTCCGAGGGGCGGAACCGCGGGGGCTCACGCCAGCCGGATGTGGGGTAGGTGGTGACGGCGCGAGAGTCCACCGTCACCACCGTCGGCGCCGTGTCGTTCAGGGCGATGGCGTGCAGCTGGTAGAAGTCGTCGGGGAGGTCGTAGTCGGAGACGTCTGCCTCGGTCGCGAAGCCGTAGACCGTCGAGTAGTATTCGGCGCCGCGGGCTGCGATCAGCAGGTCGTACAGCTCGTACGCCCCCTCGGTGATGAGGCGGTTAAGCTCGGTGTCGGAGATGAAGCCGTTGACGTTGGCCTGCCGGGCGGCAGTCCTCACGCGATCCGCGATCTCGCTCCGTCGAACGGTCGTCTCCATGGGTCACCTCAGCAGCTCGCGACAGCGGTTTCGAGGGCGGCGGCCGCCGCCTCGTCGTCCTTGGACTCGAGGGCCTCGCGGAAGGCCTTGACCGCCGCCACGAGGGCCTCGTTCGTCTCGCTCGAGGGCTCTCCCTCGACCTCGCCGCTGCCCTTGGCCTCGGGGACGTCTTTGCCGCCGCCGAGGGCGACGACCAGGTCGAGCTTCTTCTTGTCGTCCTTCATGGGCTCTGGCTCGTCTGCTTCATCCAGAGCGTCAGCGAGATCGCCTGGGTGGTGGCGAGGTCGACAGCGGCGTTGGCCTGGCCGTCGGTGCCGTCCTCGAACTGAAAGACGATGGTCGGCGCGGTGGCGCTGTTGACGTTGTCGCTGACCTTGACGGGGTACTTGCGGGTGGCAGCGGTCCCGTAGTTGGTGTCTTCGTACCCCCAGGACCACGAGACCAGCTTGTAGAAGCGCTTGTTGAGCGTGAGGGTCACGCGCTTGGTGCTGCCGTTGCGGGCAACGCTCGTGACCCACGGCATGTCGGCGGCAACGGGGGCGGCGGCCCCGGCACCGACCAGGCGACCGACCAGCGGCACGAGCCCTTGCTGGGCCGCCTGGAGGTCGAACTTGAAGAAGTTGGTCTCCGGGGTCGCCATCTCACACCCCCGAGAGAACGCCGAGGTGCAGCGGCGAGTCGCAGCCCATCTGGGCGTAGTAGCCGATGCGCCCCACGTAGGCGTCGTCGGTGGCGTGGGCGCGGATGTCGTTGCCGTCCGCGTTGAGAATCATGGGGATCTGCTTCTTCCTCGCGTACACCTTGACGGTCCCGTTCTTCCAGAAGCGGACGAGGCCAGCGGGGCACTGGAAGTCTTCGACCAGCACGACCGACCGGCCGCCGACGCTGAAGCTCTCGATGTCGAGCACGACCTTGGTCGAGGGGCTCTCCATCTTGGTGACGCGCATGCGGTCGCCGATGTTGCGGCGGATCTGGCTCGCGAAGTCCGAGCTGCAGACCATGCGATCGGGCTGGCTGCCGTGACGGCTGCCGCGGGTGAGGGCGCGCTCGACGACCTCGAGCGCGGTCGAGCCGTCGGCGGCGAAGCGCCAGCCGGACAGGCGCACGACGTCGACGGAGCGGTCGACGCCAAAGAAGGCGGTCGAGCCTGGCGCCGTGATCGGGTTCCAGGCGTCGAAGCCCTTGAGCTTCGCGTTGAAGTCACCCTCGGCGTAGACGTAGTCGTCGGCGGCGAAGCTGGTGATCGTGCCCGAGTAGGTGATCGTGCCGGTGTCGCGATCGACGTTGGTGACGGTGCCCACGCCCACGCGCTCGGCGCTCTTGTTGGCCGTCGCCTTGAACTTCTTGTTGATCTCGAAGTTGCAGACGTCTTCGGGGTTCTTGAGGATGAACGAGCCGGCGCCGGGGATGCTGCCGACACGACCGCACTCGCCCGAGCCGTCGCGGAAAATGTCGTTGGAGAAGGAGCGCCGCAGGTTGGCGATGATGCTCTTCGTCTGGTTGTCGAGCAGGTCGACCAGGGCCTCGGGCGACATGCCGGCGAGGATGGCCTCGCTGTCGATCTTGAAGGCGCCATAGTCCTTCGAGGTCGTCAGCTTGAACACGGTCTGCTCGGTGGCGGCCATGTTCGCGATGGCGGTCGAGAGGACCGCCGAGCGGCCAGCGCTCATCGCGTACTGGATGGGCAGCCGCATCTCGTCCTGCCCCGAGAACAGGTCGATGGGGATTTGCTTGGCGGTGGGGCTCTCTTCGTAGAACTCCTGCACCAGCTTGTTTGTCGGCCACTTGATCTTCAGTGCCGCGCTTGCCGCGGCCATCGTCAACGATTCGGTCATCGTCGCGCTCCTTTCAGGCGGCTGCGCCGCTCTTCATGATTTCTCGGACCTTCGCGATGGCAGCGGCATGCCGCTCGTCGTCGCTCATCGGACGGGTGCCGCCGCCGCTCGCGCTCGCGGCGGCCCCGGTGAGGGCGTTGCGAGGGGCAGGCGGGGCCGCAGGGGGCTTGCTGCCCCCGCGGATCTTGGCGTGGTAGGCCTTGGCACCCTGCTCGAGGGCGTCGAGGATCTCGGCGTTCGTCCAGTCGCCCTTGCGACCCTTCTGCCGGAACATGTCGACGATCCCGTAGGCGTTTTCGAGCACCGACCCGGCGCCGCGCGTCTCGAGGTAGAGGCTCAGCTCGGGGTGCTTGTCAGCGGCGATGGCGCTGAGGAAGGTGCGCTCTTCGTGCGCCTTGACCTCGGTCTCCTTGGCCTTGCCGTCGTTGTCGCGCTCCTCGCGCAGCTTCTTCAGCTCGTCGCGCATCTCCTGCATCTCGCGCGAGGGGCGATCGGCCTCGGCGCCGGTGATCGCCGCGGCGATGTCGTTGGGCTTGAGCCCCAGCAGGTCGAAGAGCCCGGCCAGGTCGGAGCCGGCCATCGAGCGGACCTTGCTCGCGAACTCGATGGTCTCGGCGAGGCGCTTGGTCTCGGACTCGACGCGGGCGGCCTGCTGGGCCAGCTCGGCCTCGCGGGCCTCGACCTTGGCGGTCTTGGCCTCGGCGGCCTTGCGCACGAGGTTGGCGGCCTTGAGCGCCGCGGTCTCGGGGGCAGGCGCCGGCTTGGCGTCCGCGGGGGGCGCGGCGCCGTCCTCGGGCGGCATGCCTTCGAGGGTGACCGGGATCTCGACCTCGGCGTCGGTGGACGTCTCGGCGGGGGCGGCTGCGGGGGCGACGGTGTCCATGGTGAGGCTCATGCGGCGAGGCCGGGGGGCGGCATCGCGGCGTCAGGGGGTGGGAGGGGGCCCGCGGCGCCAGGGCCAGGCGGGGGCGGAGGGGCGGCCTTGGCGGCGGCCGCCGCGGCCAGCTGGTCTTTCAGGTCGCGAGCCTCGTCGATCCACTGGAGCAGCAGATCGCAGGTCTCGGACGGCACCTTCTCGAGGCGCCAGCGCTGGTAGGTGCGGCCCCCGAGCAGGATGCAGAGGTTGAGGTCGAAGAACTCTTCGGGTCGGATGTAGTCGGTGCCGTCGAGCAGCTGCTCGAGGATGTCTTCGATGAGGTCGACGCTCGCGCTCACGGCGCGGGTCACCTGGTCGAGGTCGGGGAAGTCGAGCAGCCGCAGGATCTCCTGCGGCTGGATCCCGAGCTGGCTGGCGAAGCCCGAGTTGACCATCTCCATGATGGCGTCCAGCCGCCCGGCCGGCGTCGACGGCAGGGCCGAGACCGGGAAGACCTTGAGGGCGTAGCTCGACTCGTCGAGCTTCGCCCGATCCCAGGCGATGCGCTCGACCCGGTGCTTGCTCTGGTAGACGACCTCGTAGGCCTTGTCGTCTTTGGCGGCGTGCTCCATCAGCCGCACGCCGATGCGGGCGCCGTCGAGGAACAGGCGCTCATAATTGCGCTGGAAGTCGAGCATCCTCCGGCTCTGGAGGTAGCTGTTCGTCTTGATCGCGACGCCGCTCTGCAGCCCCGGTGGGGCCTCGGCGCGGGCGGTCAGGGCGCTGACGCCCGAGATCTCGTAGCTCCACTGGTAGAGCTGCCGCAGGTGGGCATAGATCTCGGGGGCGACGGCGGGGAAGACGAGCGCCGTCGGGGGCGTGCCCGTGTAGTCGAAGATGATCCCCGGCTCGTTGCCGAGGTGGTTCTTGACGACGCGGCTGCCGCGCTCGACGGCGATGCGGGGGTAGGTGTTGTAGTGCTGCCCGGTGTCGATCGAGCGCAGGAGCTTGTTGATGGCGGTCTGCAGGCCATCCAGCTCCATCGCCAGCCCCTGGGGCCAGAAGCCTTGCAGCGGGTCGCGCCAGCGCAGGAACGCCAGCGGCGTCCAGTCGTGGGGCCACTCCTCGCGAAAGAGCGTGGTGCCCTCGATCGCGATGACGTGCTTGCCGTCGCCGGACTCGGG